CCAGAAGATTACCAAGGTTACAGCGAAACGACTGGGAACGATTTAGTGGTTTTCAAAGCTTCTGCTTTCGCGTTGTCGCTCCCTGAATCTTCTATAGAAGGAACGCAATTCTTAAACTTATCTTTTCCAAATGTTACCCGTGAAGCAAGCGATTGGTTAAATAGAATACCTGTTCAAACAAGTAGCCCGGCAAAAGTCGTCTATCGAGTTTACTTATCTTCAGACGTTACTTCTCGTCCGCAAAACGATCCGCCCATAAGTTTAACGTTATCGGATATAGAAATTAGCTTAACATCTGCCAGCGCAAGGTGCGCCTTCAAGTCTATTATTAATGCTAAATATCCTAATGAGTATTACACCCTCGACAAATTTCCTGCCCTTAGCAACTAAACTTATCGGCTGTTCTTATGTTCACGGGGGTCGTTCTCCAGACGGATTCGATTGCTGGGGTTTGCTTTGGTATTTTTACAAGCAAATGGGTCGCGATATAATGGAGCCAGGCGATTACAGTTTGCGAACTACCTTTGCACAAAAGTCAGAAACTTCGAACGAATTGATTAAGAGCTACTGCCGTGAACTAACCGCGCCTGAAGATTACTGCATCGTTTCTTTTAGTCGCAACGGCTTAGCGATTCACTGTGGAATTTGGCTGAATGAAAATGAAGGCTGTTTACACGCTACAGAATTTGGCGTAGTGTGTGAAAAAATAAGCACTATTAAACAGATTAGAAACCTAGACGCAAAATACTTCTCATGGCAATAATTAGCATCACAGCGAATACTTTTGATCCAGAGAATACGACTCAGGTGGTAATCGAGGAAAACGTTATCTCTATTGCAGATTGGGCAGCTCGCAGAGAAGAGAACTTTGCAGAGGACCCTTGGATTTGCGTTCTTAGGAGAGGGGATAAAACTTATTACCCGCTTCGATGTGAGTGGGATGAAGAGATTCAAGAAGGGGACAAGCTACACTTCCTTCCGCATGTAGCTGATCCTATTAGCATCATTATCGCTATCATTGTAGTGATCGTCGTTGTGCTAATTTTCTTATTCCTGTCTATTCCCGCTATGACGGATCCGCAAGGGACTCCGGATCCAGTTTCCTCAATTGACGGAAGACGTAACAAAGCCCGGTTGAACAGTCCTATTGAAGACGCTTACGGAAGGAATAAATTATGGGCGACATATCTTGCACAGCCTTACGTTCGTTACGAGGGCAATAATAAGCAGATACTTTATCAAGTGCTTACTCTGGGGCAAGGGGAGTTTGATATCGAAAACGTTTTAATTGAAGACACCCCTGCTGACAACTTCTCGGAGATCCAATACTGGTTTGATAATGTGGAAGTATTTGATAACAATGTATCAGTGTGCCAAGAGGCTCGCGATATTAATTTACTTGGAACAAATCAAGAGGATTATCCTGGAGCCATTGGCCCCTTTGCAGTCAATCCGCCTAACACAGTTTGTGAGTATTTAGAAATTGATTTTAGTTTGCCCGGTGGCGCTTACGATGTGGACGATGAAGGGGACGTGAGGTCGGTGGGAATTAAAGTTTTATGGGAAGCTCGAGAAATTAATGCCGCAGGTCTTCCTATTAATCCGGGCGAATGGTATCGAGTTTTCCTATTGAATAGGAGGTATGCTACCAATCAACCCCAGCGAGTGACAGTCGGAAGAAACATGCCGAGGGAAGGGCGATGGGAAATTCGTTGCATTAGACAGGACGAAGCTTTTTTAGATGTCACAGGCACAGATAAGGTTCAATGGGATTATGCGAGAGGGGTTCGCGGTAACTTTTCACAGCCTGCACTCGGGACAATAAATATAAAAACTCGAGCGTCGACTAACACTGTGTCGAATAAGATTAACGTTTTAGCCACTAGGAAGCTTGCTGTGTGGGACGGAGCTGCATGGCTCGCGCCCGCTGCATCCAGAAATCCTATTTGGGCAATGGTTAATATTTTGAAGTCTAGCTGGGGAGGACAACTAACCGACGACGATTTAGATTTGCCTGCTCTCAAGTTAGCAGCGGATCAAGCGGATGCAGCTTTGGAAACTTTTGACTGGGTGTTTGATACTAAGACCACAGTCTGGGACGCTTGTCGTTTGTGCTGTCAAGTGTGTCGCTCAGCACCTTTATTACAGGGCTCAAAGATAAGTGTCCTTAGAGATGTAGGCAGCTCCGTTCCGGTGATGCTTTTCAATTCAAGTAATATTGTTCAAAACAGTTTAAAAATTAAGAGGAAAGTTTACGACACAGAGGGCAAGGATGGATTGGAAGCTACCTATTTTGACCAAGTAACTTGGAAGGACGAAACTGTCACGGCTACGTTAGAACAGCAGACAGCACTTAACCCAAAGAAAACGCAACTCCGAGGAGTAACGAACAGGGATCAAGCACAGAAGCTTGCGAATTACATGTGGGCAAGTGAGTTTTATAACAGGGAGAACATAACTTTCAAAACTACGCATGCTGGCTTTTCTGCAACCTATAACGACTTGATTAAAGTTGAAACGGATATCATGCGCTGGGGCCAGGGCGGGGATGTCTTAAACATAACAGGAGGAGGTGAAATTACTCTTTCGGAGCCTCCTACTTTTGAAAGCGGAGTGGATCATAATATAAATTTCAGAACTAAAACAGGAGGCTTTTACGGACCCTTCTTAGTCGATCCGGTTGCGGGACTAGGAAATGAAAACAAGGTTCAGATTAGAGGAGGCACAGTCATCACCACTGACTTACCTATTTCGGACGACCACGAAAAACCTGCTTACATATTTGGGCCGTTAGACTTTGACGGAAAGCTTTGTCGTATTGCAAAAGTTGTAAACTCAGGAATCGATGAAATTGAAATAACAGCTACCATTGAAAACTACGGCAGATTCTCAAACGATCTAGTGCCCAGTCCTCCCATTATTTATCCGCCCGTTCAGCCTAAAGCTATTGTTAATCCTACCGAGGAAATTCAAGTGATAAGCATCGCTCGTTTCCCTTACGGCGATCCGGGCTGGAGAATAACTTTCAGAGCATTACAAGAAGACGGGGACAGCCCTTCCGCTGACTATGCGTTTAGCTTTGACGGAGGAAACAGTTACGAACCTTACACTTATACAAGCGGAGGCACGTTCACCACTACGGTAACTACGTGGACAGGGCAAGAGTTTGATGCCGGAGAGATTATTCCCATAGGAACTACCGAGGCTTCTCTTCGTAATGAAATTATTATTAAAACCAATACCTATTACGCTAGGGTGGTTAATAGAGAAGTTCTTTTAGTTAATGGCGTCAATACATGGGTCTTCGCTACTTGGCCCTTGTATGCAACTATACAGCCAGACGTAGAAGGATGGATTAGATTAACGACAGACACAGACTCCGGTGTCGGAAACGAATTGCTTGGAATGTCTTCTGCGGAAGGTGTAGGACTAAGCGCAGACGATACTCCACAGCCTATTCAATAACCTAACAACCAAAAAATATTATGCCTATTACAGCAAAAAAATTCACTATCCCTGCCGCAGCTGGCGTCGTAAACGGATTCTTCAAAATGAAATCTGCTCCTTGCGGAACAGACGACATCTTTGACGTCGGAATCTTTGATTACCGCGACACAGCTACCGCCATAACTCCAGTTAGTATTCCAGCGGGTGGAGCGTGGACTGTTTTAACTAATAACGCTCTTGGAGTTAACACGTATAAAAGGCTCCCCGATTCTGTGACTGATGTCTGGGACGACGTTACAGATGCGTTTGATTTCACTCAATTGAGTGCGGGCGACTTGGTAGACATTCGAATTGATGCGGAAGTAACCACTACGGTAGCAGACCAAGAATTTAGTATCAAACTTGAGATGGCTCAAGGGACGGGAAATGTTCGCGACGTTTTTTACGTGGGACAGCAATACGTTAAAGCAGCAAGCACAGTGAACGTCGGTGTAACAAACACAATCAACATTAATATATCTCCGGACATCGTTAGCCCCGCTCAGTTTTTATGTTCCTCGGCTTCCGCGGCAACTGTGGAAATAAAAGCATTTATGTGTAAGGTTATTAAAAGGGGTTACGTCGTTACATAAGAAGAATTGACGACGTGTTTAAGGTGGGTAATACTGCGCTCATGAACCCGCTATTATCATATCTAAGACACGTTATTGTCATCGGCGTTTTTTACTTAGTTGAAAAATACAAGCTCCCAGTCGAGGGAGCTAGCGAAGCTATTAACTGGATAGCCCTGACTCTCGTTACAACTATTGCCTGGCTTGTTACAAAGTATGGCAAAGAACTAAAAGCCAAATTGCTAACAAAGAAGGGGCACTTGCCCTTACTGCTCGCGTCTTGCTTTTTATTGCTGCCGAGCTGCACAGCAGAACAGCGAGCCGCTTTTCCTATTACGATAGGATTTAGCACTCCGGAAGTAGAAGCACGTTACAGCGCAAAGGGTGGAGTCGAGTTCATTGCAATTCTAGATCGTTACAAGCCAGAAGAAGATCCAATTCCAATAGAAGCACAAAAGTAATGGGCTTTGAATTAGTAGGCTTGCACTGGACACCTGAACGCTTTGAAGAATACCTGAACAATAGTTTTAGCCAAAGCGGACTGGACTGGGCGAAGCGGGTCACTGTGCATCACACAGCTCACCCTAACTTAGCGCAGCGACCTAACGGGTGGACTGTGCAGCACATGAAGAACCTTGCGAGTTACTATGGCAAGGAGTTAGCTTGGTCTGCCGGACCGCATCTTTTTACAGACGACGATGAAGTTTATGGTTTGTCATCTTTGTGGCGCAGGGGTGTGCATGCTCGAAGTTTTAACTCGGACAGCATAGGAATAGAATGTTTAGGTAACTATGACGTTGAAGATCCCACGACAGGCCGCGGATATAATTGCATGAACACTACTGCGAAAGTCGTCGCGTCTATTTTAAAAGTTAAAGGCCTTACTGCTAACTCCGAAACAATTAAATTCCACAGGGAAGATCCTAAAAGTTCTAAGACTTGTCCGGGCAAGCTTGTGGATAGAAGTTGGTTTGTGGGCTTAGTAAAATCCCACATGAGCTCTCCTGCAAATGAAGTTTACCCTAGCAAGGAACTAAATTTAGAACAGCGAATAGAGCGACTGGAAAAACGCTTAAATATCACATGACAATCATAATTACATCCGCCATTGTAGTGCTGGGCACCCTTACCGTTTTGCTATCAGGCTTCGTGGCATTCAAATTCGCTCGCCATCAAAAGAACTTAAAAGGGGACGGCAGTTTGCTTACAGGCGCTTTGAAATGGCAGTTGTGGGCTGAGGCTGTTTTAGGATTTGGCACTCTGTGTTTTGCTGTGGCGGCACACACCGGACATCTGCCTTTCGTAGCTACAGAAATTCAATCAACTTTGAGACTGTTCATGTTTGCAGCGACCGCTCTAACCACGTTTCATCTTTGGAAAACAATAGAAAAATTTCATGGGAAGTAATGAAGCATTATGGGCGGAGCACGGGGGGCTCCTGGGTCTAGTTCTCTTCGCTGGGTTTATCCTTTTTACTTTTTTCATCAACTTGATGAATCGTAAAGATAAGACGAACCAGAAGTTCATTAAAGACATTTTAGATGATTCTAAAACGGAGCGCAGAGAAATGATTCAAGATCACCACAAGTCTGCTACACGATTAGCAGATGCTCTAGACTCTTTGACAAAGGAATTAAAAAGGGAGCACAAAGAAGACTAGCTGCACCCTACTTCCTGGAGCATTTTTTCAGCTTCACCCACATACCAATCAAAGTCTACATTGTCGGGGAATTGTTTAGGCAGTTGCATAACAGGGAAAGCACCTTCCGAACGGGGCACTTTATTGCCGGACATAGCGTAGACAAGTTCGCTCTCCAAGTCCTTTGCATAATACCAACGTATGGCTTTGCCTAAGTAGGTATTACCTTGCGGGCTAACTTGCACGGCTCCGCCCTTAACTGTGCGCACCGATAAAAATTCTGCCAAGTTACGGCATTGTCTTACTGTAACTTCAATAGGGGTTCCGTTCGAAAGCAGTTGTTCGATTGCAGTTACGCAAATTTGATTTGTAGGATTGTTTCGTAAGCTAGCTTTCGAGTAAGCGCCTTTGGATTTAAAATAGCCCTGCTCAGTAAGCGCAAGGTAGTTATTAACGTCCCTGCTATGGATGCTTCGATAAGGCGTTTCCTCTGTGACAAAGTTTGTCTCAAGCTCCCATTGTTTAGTGATGCTTTTAAGAAGCTCGCTATCCTTGCGCCGACATTTAATAACAATCCCGTCGGTGTTCGCACTAACGATTTGAATGCCCTGGAGCTCGAGCCTTTCAATAAGCATTAGAAGCGAGAGCTGCCCTGTTACAGTAACTTGGATTAATAACTGTGGAGAATACAGAACTGAATACTTGCTGCCAAATTTACCGAAGCTTCCGTTGATGGTAATTTTCAAAGTGTCGGCTTCCAGGGCGTTCCCTTCCCGCTTAGCTTTCAAACGTCTGTCTACGATTGTCTTGTAGACAGTAAGAAAATTTCTGCCCAAGTGAGCCGGGTATAATTCGCAGCCTAAAATAATGCTCGGGTAATAAGACGCGACATCTTTATCTACAATAAAGAACTCATCGTCTGAATAGACGCTTTGATTTTTTTCTTTAGAATGTAAACCACCTATTCCCATTGTATAAGATGTGGCGTTTATAGTTACGTCGTAATTAACAAGCTCCTCGGGCAACGTCATAGACCCATGCTCGCTTAGCTTAAAGACCGTTCCTTTAATAAGCTCCAGAGCGTTTTTCATTACTTGCGACTTAAACGAAATGAAACTGGGAGGAATGTATTTAAGCTCTGCGCCCGGCTGGCATTCCGGAACCCTAATGTCGGAGGGAGTTACTCTTTTAATTTCAGTTCCAATAACTGCTTCCGCAATTTGCGCATCTGATTTAGACAGCAAGTCCAGTTGGTATTGAACGCCTAAACTTCCACGCAATTCGATTTCCTGCTCGAGCTCTCTGTAAAGAAGCTCAGTGTTTTCCAAATCGTTTAGGCAGTAGTAACGGACAATGTCTTGCTGTGCCTCGTTTAAAGCTACGCTAGGAAGGAAAGGTAAGTCTTGCATCTTTTCGCAATGCAGTCGTCCGGAGTAAACTTTTAACGAAGCTCGCAACGGAGCTACTCCCATCAAATCAATATGGTCGCATTCAATACGCTTTGCATTGTAGCGTCTGAGTATTGTCCACCAGGGCTCATTGTCGTTGATGATTTCATTCGTTGCTTTGTGCAGTGTGGCAGTGTTCGCTTTCGTGAACGCAATAGCGAGCATGGGCAAATCGTAATACTTAGAGTTGAAACCCATAAGCGTGAAGCTTTGCATAACCCATTTTAACTTCTCTAACTCGAGCTCCTGGACTTCCGGGTTTAGTTCGAAGATTAAGTTCTTGCCTGTTTCAATGCTTTTAAAAGCCACTAGGAAATAATTAGGAAAGCACTCAATGTCGAACACAAGCTTTTCATTAGTTTGTGCAGCCGCGGCCAATTCTTCGTCTGTGAAAAGGTTATACTTGTGAGCTCGGGCTTCTTCCAAGTAAGGCAAGTAATCCTCTTGCTCCCATGTGCGCTCTGGCGGGATGCGTTTAACTGCCGCCTTAGGCGGGGGTTTGATCTTCTTAGGCTCGCTCCAGAAAAGTCCTACGCTATCGGAACGCTTTCCGTAGACTTCAAATTTAGGTTCGTCTTCCATTATTGCTGCCGCATTCCTACGATTACTCCACGCATGTTCTCGCCCTGGAACGGGCAAGGGGCAGGATAACGCTCAAAATCTGCGTTTGTAGCGACTTTAAGCACTTTTAGCAGGTGCTTGTAGGAAAACAACGCCTCGGGCAGTGTGGAGCTTGTATTGAGCGCACAGCGGGACTCCTCGGGATTAGCGCCTGTCGATATCTTGCCGCCCCTAAAATACACCCTGCCCAGTTCGTCCGTGAAGCGGGAAATAGATTCGACAGCGTCGTGCAGCCATTCCGGAATCGGTTTCATGTCCCCTTGCATTTCGAGCACTTGCGAAACTTTGGGCCAGGTTAAGGCGAGCAACTTTGTAGACAGCCACCGTCCGTTTTCATAGTGCAGCGTTAAAGAGTCTTTCTCATATTGCAACTGAACAGGCTCCTCGTTAATGCGAATTATTTCTTTGATGGCGGTAGCTGGAATGTTTACCTCGATTGGCGTTTTATAGCCTAGCCAATATTCGCCCATGATTACGTTATTAGTTGCGAACGCAGACTTACCCCTTAACAGGATTCCAGTCGACCAGGGTTTGGATGCGTCAATGGAAACAAAAGGCTCGAGTGTTTTGAGTGCGTTCAACAAAGAACCCGTCGGTTCGATAAGCTCACCCTTAGGCTCTACATCAGGGAACTCTTCCGCCTGACTGCAATCTACTAACACTCTAAAGTTGCTACTGCTAACGGACAGCTTGCCCGATTTAGTTCTGCTCAAAGCAACTGTATCTTCACAGCTTGTTATTGCTTGGAGGAACTGTCCTGCATGTGGCGTCATATTTAAGTCGCAACTTATGGGCGAGCAAATAGCCATCTCCCCGTTGTAGCCTTTTATGAATCCGTCACAGATTTGGAAGTGCGTTAGGTTTGGAACGAAGTCCTTTTTAGCCACTGCCCCTTTTACAAAGTTAATTGAATCGATCATTAGAATAAAGTTTCTTGCGTCATTTTATAAGTTGCGTCCTTCTTTTCAAGCCTCTCGTTGATATCGCGGAACGCATACATGTTCCATACTTGCCGAAATACAAAGTTGTCAGCTAAGCGATCCATCGAAAAGCCTTGCGCTTCTATACGCTCGCGAACTGCATCTTGTTGAACAGGCGCTAAGTTGCTGAAGTGCTTTCCCTTTTCTTTAAGGCTAGGGCTTTCGTCCGACACCGATAAGACTTGGTTGTTCCAGGGCAGCAATATGTTTCCAAAGTTTGCTATCTGCACCCAGGAAGAGGAGTCCACGGAATGCCACGGGTAACGTTTCATCAAAGGCAGTGCAGTCATTCCGAACCCGTGGACTTTAAGCTTAGCTCTACCGCTCGAGTCCGTTAAATACTTTTCCCAGATTTCATCCAGCCAAAGGCGAAGTTGAGGGGTGCTAATAGGCACCATTCCTCCAAGCGTAATGTAATCGTAATTTTCAACGTAGTGCTCCAAGTAACGTGGATCTTCCCCGTAGTGAAAGCAGGGCAATGGCCTTGTGTCCTGTGCTTCCATGTAAGTCTGATTATCGTAAGTCTTTTGTGGATCTCCAATGCCGTCG